CTTGTACGTCGGCTACTAGCTGATATTATAAGCCCTGCTAGATCAGTGATTTACACATTCACGGGCTACCCACACAGTCGTCTAAAATTCGATACCTTGTCCTTTGGCGGCATTGGCTTTCATTTCTCTTTGGAAAGCCTGGTCAAATCTGACAATTGGATCCACTGTAGGATCTGCCAGCTTAACTGGAGCAATAGGTGTTGCGATATCCAGACTACCATTAGATGACTTAGAACTGGTGTCTGGCTGCAAGGCAGAATTAACCCACTCATTCCGCTTCTTATGACGTGGGGTTTTCGCTGGTTTTGGTGTTATTGGCTGAATTGGTGTTTGTGGAGCTGGATCAACTATATGAAGAGTATCTCCAACAACTGCTGAAACTTCAATCTTCCGCTCTTCCAATGGCACTATGCATTTCGGGAAAAGAGCAGAGATATCATCACCTTGTTCAACGTTGTGGAATTTTTCTTCAAGCTCCTGTATAACAGCCACATCAACTCCAAATGACTCAGCTATCCTTGCTAACGCCATCGTCTGGTCCAAGCATGGTGGAAATTGATCCTCACGATCGTAAGCTGAGAACCAGGAGGCGTCACACTTGACTTGTTCCTCCCAGCCATCAACATTACGATTAGCACACCATCTTAAAACTGCAATACACCATGCGGATATAAATGGTGTACTAGGATCTGTCATCAAATAACCAGCTGCTTTACGATACAACACCACAGCAGCAGGAACATTTGTAGCTGACCTTGTTAAATGCAGTTTATCGACCTGACGTCGGACTTCCATGTGACTTCCCAAGAAACCATTCCAGGGGTCTTCAAATAATCGGGACAAGAAAGGAACTGCTTCACCAGGTTCTACTCGGCAAGCAGTCAACTTAACACCAACTTTTGTTGCAACCGTCTCATAAAGTTGTTGATCAACTTCAGCTGTAACTCCATCATCACCAAGATAAGCTCCCAATCCACTCCAAGCATCTTGATAACGATTTGGTCCAGCTTTCATCTCTGATAAAGTAATAAATGCAACAAGGGCGTTATCAATAGTGTTGAAAACACTTGTTTCTGGACTTCCAGATAATCTTGAATGACCAGTATTGTAACGTTCCCCAAAAGTGGTAATCCCGACAGCTTCACGCTGTGATCTATAAAGTTTGATGACCTCATCATGGTATTCAACGGGAAATACTCTGCGCAAGATTTTCTCTTCAATCTTGCTCAACCATGGACTATGTGTTCCATCAAATTTCGAAAAGTCAGTAGGTATGGCCCAAAGTTTATTTAAACAAACTTCAGAAATCATTGTTGCAATTTGACGTGGTGTTTTGCAACATGCGTACCAGGGCACATCATACATGATGCAGTCCGTAAGACCATATATGAATGCACTATAACGCATCTTAATATCACTGGGTAGTTGTGATATATTCCTGGGATGTGTAACCTTACCATAGACTTCTCTCTTTTGGAACGCTTTCACAACCATCGTTTCATCAAACCATGACCAAAACCAATCTAGAGCATATCTGATCTTCGATTGCTGTGTCGGTCTTGGCTGCCTACGTGAAACCTCATCAAAGTCTACTGGATATGCGATCTTATCTGCAATTAAAAAACCAATAAACTTATCCGCGGCGACTTCATAAGCAATAGGTACATGTTTGACAAATGAACGTGGTTGGATGACTCGGCCCCTAATACAAGCTCGATCATTAGCTGGATGTTTCATAGGGACACCGGCGGTATTAGTGAAAGGTTGGACACCTTGAAAAACTAACCGCATAGTTTCTGTAGGTATATCAAAATCCACCTTGTCATCAACGCAGTAATAATGAGGATTACATTGCGGTAATGATAGAACAAAAGGTGAATGTCCAAACAATTCTGGTATTTCAGTCATAGCCTCAGCTAAAACCTGGACAGTACTCTCAGCATCAAAAGCCTTAGCCCAATCTGGTGTGCGATTTTTCTTCACACAATTCATTAAGAAAGAATGCAAGTTAGCCAATACTCCCTCAGCCTTGGCTTTCTTGATTTTCCCTAAAACAGTATAGGCTAATGGAAAAGGCAATGTGGCACAAAACTTCAGTCCTGGTTTTGAGACTGAAATAAACTCCACAAGCTGATTACCATCCATTCGCATGGCACGTGTTGTGACAAAATTCCCAAAGTTGAAAACCCTGCGAACGATATGCCGTGAGGCAAATAGAAAGAAGGAAATCCAACCATATGTTGTATAACGGGGAAAAATGCCAACCCAGCGTCTATGTGGTTGACCTGGGCAGCAAATTTGCTCGACACGGCTTGTTACTGAGCCCCACCAGTAATGGACTACTATATGATCAACTTCGTAGTTCCAAATCTGGTGTCGATATGTTGCACCACCCACAATTCTTGTTTCAATATAATTATCCAATGTTGTGGAAAACATACCATCACGGATTACACCTGACACCTCATCCGGTTGGAATGTGTACATAATTATTGGAACAGCACGCTCTATATAACGATTGATATCTAGATAATAATCAACATCAACCATTACATATACACTGCGCGCAGTAGGTAGTGTGGTTCGATTATCAAATGCGTTCGACTTGAGGTCAAAAGGCAGATCTTCACCTGCTATATCACGTCTTCTAGCAGCACTCGACCTAGATATTTCATAGGGAGTGTAACCTGCATTAT